CACTATTGAGAGACGCACCACTACTCCTTGAAGAAGTCAAGCGGTTGAGTGAAGAGAGTAAAAAGAAAGGTGATGTTCTTACAACATTAGATGAAATGATTAGAAATTATGCGAGCCATGTTGAAATGATGAAAGCACTTGAACAAGGATTAGACTTACCCGAAACATGGAAGGAGATGATTGAATGAAAGTAAAACAAGAATTTGGAAATACAATTTACAATGATGGAACAATTGCTATGAAGGTCAAATATATTTTTGAAGATGTAGTATCTATGATGCTATTCTTTAGAGATGAAATATGGACTAATAGACCCGAAGATGATGGCAATACATGGGAAGTTGATAGAAGAGAACTAACTATAACTTGCACATCTTGGGTTCAAGCCCTAGACCATTATAACTCAATAGTAGGTGAAGAAGAATGAGCGATATAATGTTATTCGACATAACCTATGAAATAGATGGTAAATTATACACAACAAGGTTAGGCTACGACCATTCATGGCTTTGCGACATAAGCATGGATGATTTAGTATTAATAGAAGGTGAAGGAAAATGAATATATTTGCATTATCAAGATGCCCAAAAGAATCAGCACAACAAATGCTAAACAAGCATGTTGTAAAAATGCCAACGGAAACTTGTCAAATGCTACATACCAATGAGTTATGTAATGAATTCACTGATAAGTTTGGCTATGAACCTACACTAGCGCAACTAAAACAATATCATAGTGATAGTGGTTCTATTCTAATGAAACCTGCTATGCTCAATCATCCTAGCACTATTTGGGCTAGGCAAAACAATAACAACGCACTATGGTTATTTCAACATGGTGTTGAACTATGTAGAGAATACAATTCAAGATACAATAAAGAACATGGTAGTTTTGAAAGAATACTTCAAACAGCAATAGATTATGATGCTGATGCAAGTGAAGCAACCCCTGTATCAATTGCTATGCTTGATGTCTATAGGTTAGATAAAGAAGATTATTTCAAAAACAATCCTAATAACGATGAATGGGATTTTGTTATAGACTCATACAAACACTATTACTTAGAAGGTAAATGGAAATTTGCGGAATGGCCTCAAGGTCAGATGCCTAAGTGGTGGCCTAGTAATCATTTTGCTGTAAAGTATAATGTGGGAGTACGAGCATATAACTCAACTAATCCTAAATATCCACAAACTCTACTTAAGGAGGCTTAAAAATGAATTACAAAACAACAAAAACAAAAACATACAAATGGAAATTATTACACATTGATGATGATGAAGAAGAAGCAAAGTTCTTCAAAACAAAAGGCGATGCTATATGGCATATGATGTGTGGTAGTGGTTGGATGATAAGTGAGGAATAAAAATGGAATGTGAAATATGTAATGGAGCAGGTTGGTTTCAACAGCCCAATTATCAACATGAAGTTATGGAATGGACTCAATGTTTAGATTGTTTAGCAGAAGAAAAATACCAACAAGATTTGTTGAGTAGAACTGCTAAACTTATTAGCAAAACAAGCCAAGAAAAAATGAGCAAAATGTTAGCAGTATTTTGTGTTAAAAAAATAGACTCTAGTAGATTAGAGACAATGCTAAAAGAGAAGAACTATATATCAATTATGAGTTTCTTAGAGGTGAATTTAAAATGAATAAAGAAGTAGAATTTAGAATAATAAATACATCGGAATTACCTCCGATTGTTATAAGTGAGAATGAAAATAACGAACCAAAAGTAGTGATAAACACTTATCATAGACTATGGATTAGTTTAAATCGCAGAATTATTGCAGGTATCATAGGAAGCCTTCAAGAAAAGATGGATATGATTTTAACAAGTTATCTTCAAGAACAATACAATTTTGAAATAGAAGATAGAGACTACGGTGGTTAAATGCATTTTGTTTGTGTATTGTGCAATACTCCTTTTGTGGTTAAATCAACTGTTTTAGCAGAAAGGATTGCTAAGTTTAAACCAGTATGTGATAACTGCCGAAGAAAAAATAAAACTGCTAAGAGCATCAAGAGCCTAAACAAAGGAACTCAGCATGAAATAATGGCATTTAACAGTAGGTTATCTAAGTGCGAAGACAAGTTTTCTAACATAGAACTAATAATAGAAACTATTCTTAATGAAAAAAATAAAAAATTAGAAAAAATGTATGCGAATACTATGCAACATTTAGTAGATGAAAACATTGCATTGAATAAGCGTTTAACTAAACAAGAAAACTTATTATTTAAGTTAAACAACAAATTAATCAAGGAGAAATAAAAATGAAAAGAGAATTAGGCGAAGGCCGTTGGGATAGAATACTTATTAGAAAAATGACAGAACTTTCTGTTGCTGATAATTATAATGAGGCTAAAGATGAGTGGATAGCCACTGGAGATGTTTGGTGGAATGGTAATGGGGATATTCCCGATTGGGTTTCCTCAAGTAGCCATCCAAATCAGTGTCTTTGTGGCCATCCAATTGTTTATCACTTCCGTATTAGAAATACTGAAAACGGTATTGAAGAAATAGTAGGTAGTGACCACATCAACAGTTACCTTATTATGCGACAAATCGCAGAAGAGAAAGGACTTGTTGTTGGTGAAGTAACTGATGAACAAGTTGCTGAATGGATTAAAGTTAGAGTCGGTTCTATGAAAGCAGAAGCATGGTGGGCTGAGAATGGAGATTCATTCAAATTAATGTTTGATAAAATTAAAGAATTGGATTGTTGGTATAATGTACACAAAAAAGATTGGCACTACAATTCTGCTTTGTGTAGAACAGAACCAAGAAGAATCCTAAGAAAGAAAGGTAAAGGCCGGTTTGGAAGTTACGATTATAAAATGGCTTCTATTGTTTGGAGATGGAATCATCCCGATAACCCTAAAAATCAATTTACTGTTCATGGTTATCCTAATGCTAAACTAATGCAGGACTTAGCCTATCTTTATGTAACTAGTGACCCTTTATTGGAGAAATACACTAAATGGAAAGAAGATAGGATTGCTAAGGCTAAAGAAGTTACCGACAAAAGAGAGGCTCAACGAAAGGCTAGAGCAGAAAGACAAGTAAAAATAGAGGCACAAAGAATAGAGGCCGATAGAATCTATAATCTACCCGAAAATGTAGAGAAAAGAGCAAGAGAACGAATGATGCGAGAAGAAGAAAGAAGAATCGCTAGAGAAGAACGATTAGCGAGAGAAAAGGCAGAAGAAGAAAAACAAATACGACGATTGAATCGTAGACTTTCTGAACCAGTAACAGATATTTATGCTCAAAACCTTGAATTCTTAGGAGTTCCTATTCTTACCCTTAGAGTATGTGATTCTTTGAAAGAGATGAAAATATTATCATCATTAATGCGGGAAACTGAATCTAAATTAATAGATGGTATGTATTGGCTAAAAAACTGTCAGTTCTTTCTTACCAAAGCACCAACAGTTGAGCAAATAAAGAAACTCGAGGCTTTAGATATCGGTATCGAATATGGTCTAATAAATAGATTAGAGGCTGAAGTTCTAATACAAAAGGAGGAAAAGATAGATGTCAAAAAAGAATTTTAAAAGAGAAGACCCCGCAGAAGTAATGTGGACGATTACCAAATTAATTGGTAAAGGACTATTATGGGGAAGTGCAAGCATTGTCGCACTTGGAGTAGGATTAAACATTTATGAAGTGATTGATTCTCAAGACAATGAACCAGTATAGGGTGTTTTAAATATGGCAAACAGATTAGATAAAACAAGAGGAAGTGAAGAATTATGATTACATTAAGAATATTAAACGAGACAGGACACACAACGCTATCTCTCGCAAAAGAAGAGATAATTGAACAGATAGACCGACACCCAACCCATTGGTGCTTTATTGATGGGGAAATGGTAGCGAGAGAAGAGATTACAGGAATTAATTGGGATGATGTTACATCAGTAGACTTAACCCCTGCGATTGTTGGAGGTCAACAATAAACAGTATTTATTCTGTTTGTTGTGGAGAGTCACTATCCTAACCCTAGATAGTGGCTTTCCAACCCTTCGGTGTTCATCGTGTTCAATAAACTGCCTTATAGCGGTGTATTGGATGCAACAATTTTATTTATGCGAGAATTAAAAGCAGAAGATAAAAATATAATAAGAAACATCACCATTATGTCTTCTAACTACTCAGATAGAGACAAAAAATTCATGTTAAAGACAACACTATACGATATATTTTGGCAGGTTCCGCTTGCCGTAGATAAAGGATTTAGTATTTATCTTGACAATAAAATAAACTACTATTACCATCTATCAAAATACCATGAAAAAAATTGTGTTTTATTAGATGGTAAAAAAGAATGTAAAATATGCAACGAAAGAAAGAAAAACATTGATTATTTATTTGGGGAATACTAATGAAAGAAAAAGACCCTAAGCATATTTTAAATAACAGAAAAAATAACATGGTTGCTACGCACTGTCGAGTGTGTGGCGGCAAACTTTACACTCCACAAGAAATAAAAATAGAAATGCATGAAAAATGCAACAAAGATAATAAAAATGTATATATGATGTGATATAAATGAAAATAAGAATTAGAAAACCACATGACGGAGCAAATGAATATTGGGAAACTGAACTAAATATTGTTGGTAGGAACATACATGGTTCAATTGCAACAATTCATCCAGTTAGCGCTAAAGACCCTATTCACCAGTCTATTTATCAACACTTTTTGAGTTCCTTTAAAAATAAAAGAGGCACACAAAAGTTTTTTCATGGCATTCCGGAAGGAACGACTACCCTAATGATAGGAGAAACACCATTCGTTATCCAAAAATCGTCTAGGTACTATATTAATGGCAAAATTATGCTAATGGATGAATTATGTCATGCCTTAGCAAGAGTTTTATTCAAAAGTTGTTTTGAAAAAGACCCACTTAAACTAATGCCATATCTTTATCAAACTACTAAACTACCCGAAGTAGTCAAATATGTCATTGAAAATAGACTACCGTATTGGTTTTATAGTGACTTTGTAAAACACGAAGTTCGTTTGAATGTAAAACAAATATCCCCCGATGAATGCGCCATAGAGATAGGAGATGGTATTTGGGGTTCTATTTCTATTAAAGAACTAATAAAGTATTCTAGTTTTTATATTGATACCAAAAACACCAAGAATTGTTCTTGGAAATATACTTCTCCAAAACAGTTCTATTATAGGTTAATGGGTAAATTTCCATCAGAATCTGATTTGAAAGTTTTAGTTGCCTTTCTAAAACAAAATAGAAAAGCAGATATTGTTGAAAAGAAAGCATATGAATTAGTACAAGAAATGTTAGCACAATACCCTAGCAAACTACGAGCCAATTATAAAGAAGATAAACTACAAACGCTATATGTCCGAGGAAGGGAATTCGATTGGAAGTTAGAATATAAAGGTAAAAGTGCTAATCAAGCAGTATCTACTTATATTTGGCAACCCGAAAAAAATTATGTATATGATGATGACGGCAACAAAACTGATGAGTTTAATTTCGGTAAATGCGGTTGGAGAGGTTCTATCTGCATAGATAATATGGGTAATCATACTCCTGTTGGCGACCAGTTTGCCGGTAGAGCATTAGCATTAATGAATGACACTCACACAATAAAAATAGTTAATACGATTAATTCGTATATTACAGATAATGAAAATGAAAATAGGATTGATATGGATGATTTGTGAAGAATGCTCAAGTAAAGAAAACTACTTTGATGAAAGATTAGGAGAAAGAGTATGTTCCGAATGCGGCCTAGTCTTAGTTCAAGAAATATTTGAAGAAACAGTACACATATTGGACGGTAAAGGTGAACTGAAACATAGTTCGGATAAAGGTAATTTAGGGTCAATAATTACTGGAAAAGGTTCTTCTAAATACAATAGAAGAAACTATTCGGCAACCCCTCCTCATATTAGAACTGCACTCATATATTGTAATATGGTACTGAGTAATGTTTCTTCTTCTTTAGAAGCCAAAGAAAGAATAGAAGAAGTGTATTTAGAACTATATGCTTCGCTAGATTCTTTCAAAAAATACACCTATGAAAATAGAGCAACAGCAATAGTGTATTATGTTTTGAAGGAACAAGGTAATCCTGTTTCTTTAAAAGAAGTCTGTAAAGAATTCCAAGTAGAAACTAAACTAGTCAAAAAGATTCTTAGGAAGATTAATTCTTTTTATAAAAATAAAATAAATTATACTCCTGTAAATCCAGAATCTTATCTAAGAAGAACTCTAGTAAAGATAACAAATGACTTATCTTTTTACAATCAAAGTATTGAGGTATTGACTAGATTTGAGCAAATTTTATTAAATGCTAATTATACGAAAAGCAGGTCGTATTATGCAAGTATTTGTTGGATAACTTCTAATGTATTTGTTAGAGAATATACTAGAAGTTTAATTGCTGAAAAGGCAGAAATAGATGAGAAGTGCATCTATTTACAAACTAAATCACTTCTAACGCTATTGGGCTTAACCAATGTAAAACAATTAAGAGGAAAAGATGTAAATAAAATAGGTGAATAAAAATGTTTGAAAAAGAATGGAATAAAGTGGCCAAAATAATATATAAAAATGCTGTAAATCACGGCTTTTGGAAAGAAGAAAGAAATGACGGAGAGGCTATGGCTTTGGTGCATTCGGAAATAAGCGAAGCATTAGAGGCTATGAGAAACGGCAACCCCACTTCTTCTAAAATTCTAGAGTTTTCTAGTGTAGAAGAAGAACTAGCAGATGCCATAATTCGCATTATGGATTATGCTTTTGGTAAGGATTTAGATGTAGCAGGAGCATTACTGGCCAAACTAGATTATAATAAGAATCGGGAATTTATGCATGGGAAGGCGTTTTAAGTGTTTAGATTAGAAAGATTTGCTGAAATTTTAAAGAAAGCCAAACTAAAGTTTCGGTTTAGAAAACAGGGTCAAAAATCATTTGACAATCTTAAACCATTAGAGGAGGAATAATAATGCCAAAAAAGAATAAATGGGCGCATCTAAAAATAAAGTCAATGTTAGATAAAGAAGAATTGACAACAACAGAAATTAAAGAAAGATTATCTAATGCTAAAAATGCAAACGGTAGACCAGTTAAAAAGGGGCATGTATCTCCTAATCAATTACAAATGATTCTTAGAATTCATTATGAAAAAGCAGGATTTTGTAAAATACATAACAATATAATATGGAGGAATAAACAATGACAGGAATAAATGAAGAATGGATTGAATACTATGTGTATTTAGAAGAATTACGGCAAAGTGGAGTAACCAATATGTTTGGTTCTGCTCCATATTTGAGAGAGGAGTTCGGTTTAGGCCGAAGAGAATCAATAAAGGTTGTAGCAAACTGGATGGATAACTACGCTGAATTGATAGAAAAGAAAATAATTAGTAGAGGTGAATAAAATGGGAAGATGTAGCCGACCAAGATGTAGAAAGTTTACAACAGTTACTATCAATAGTAGGAATTGGTGCAATATAGAATGTTGGGAAAAACAAGCAAAATTTACAGGGGAAACCTTTGACCCCAACAAAAGTGATAAAGGAATAATTAGGAGAGATTAGAATGAAAACATATTGTGGAATAGCAGATGCTCACGGTTTAGAATCTTTTATGGAATGTGAAGGTGTAGGATATGCTCCAATGACAATAACCATGAGAGCGAGACTAAATAGACAAAGACACGCTATGGTTTATTGGGTAGAATTACCCGATGACAAAGCAGAACAGATGAACAAAGTAATAGAACAAGCGCAAGCGGATGATAATTGGCACAAGCCCTTGTTATTGCTTAAGAATCCTGATTTTGTAGAGGATGTATCGTTTGAACATTCTATGAAAGGTAGTTGGGATATGCTACCTAATGACAAACTAGACCCATATTGGGAGGAATAAAAATGAAAAGAAAAATATTAATAATTGGAGCAGGTGGTATCGGGAGTTTCTTGTTACCGCTTTTAGATAAAGTAGAATTGTATAACATATCAGTAGCAGACCCTGATAAGGTAGAAAATAAAAATTTACCATATCAAAACTTTAGTGCTGATGATGTAGGAGAAAACAAAGCATCGGTTATGGGTAATAAATACCGTAGTGTAATGGGTGGTTCTCAATATCCTATTCTAACAGAAAAACAAATGAAAGGATATGACTTGGTTATTTGTTGTGTAGATAATTTATCAGTTAGAAGAACTTTATACAACACAAATATTAAATGGCTTGATTTGAGAGCGCAAGGTAGGAATGCCGCACTTGTGTCGCATAAAGCAGACCCTAAGATGTATGATACGCTTTTAGCAGGAAAGGATGGTTCGTTTAGTTGTCAAGGAGAAACATGGGATGGTTCAACAGAAGGAGTTCATTTTATGCAAGTGGCAATTGCAGGATTGGGCGCACAATGGATTCAAAGATGGTTTCAAGATAATGAGACAGTTAAGGATTATGAAGTAATTAATATGTGAGGTGAAAAGAAATGAGTAAGACAAGTGATTGGAATTTAAGAGAAGAAGAAAAAAGAGGCTATCATGATGATGATGGGTATGATAAGTACCTTGAAGATTTACAGATTGCTGAAGCAGAAAAGGAATTTGAGGCTTTAGAAAAGGCTAGAGAACGGGCTGAACAACATATTCTAAATGTTTGGGTCGAAGAAGCAATGTTAGAATTGAAAAGCATTGGTGTTGATTGGAATAATAGACACACAGTAGATATGACATCCTATAAGAGCGAACTATTCTTTGGTGCTATTTGGCATGCTTCTACCGAGATATTACCGGGTCTTGAAGTGCAAGTAGTGATTGATGGAAATAATGACTGTTATGTTACTACTGGTTCTCCGGGCTATGTAGAATTTGGAATGAAGCCTCCTGTAGGAATGAAACTTCCTATTAGATGTTGGACTCATACTCATCCATTTGGTGCCGCCTATTTTAGTGGTGTAGATATTAGAACAGTATCTCAATGGAAGCCTCTAATGACAGAAGCATTTGTTTTGGGAGGTAGTGGGGTTGAACACTATGGTTGGTGGCAACAAACCAAACCAAAACAATTAGCAATCTATCGTAATCGTCAATTAGAAAGAATGCAATATTGGGGTCAAGAGACGGAGAGTGAAGAAGAGTGACTGTATTCAAACACGATTACTTGATGGCGATTAAGAGAATGAAAAAGATAATAGCCGAAGGTAATGGAACTCCGGTTATTCATTCTGCTCTAGAAATGTTTGAGAGAGAATTGAATAAAAAAAATGAATTAGACGGCGGTATGGTGAAGAATAATGAAAGCGAAGAATGATTATGTAATTGTAGAACCTGAAATACAAGGTAGTGGAAAGATTATGATGAAAGAAAACAATGTAGGAAGAGTATTATCCTGTTTAATAGAACCCGATTTAGAAGGTAAAGTAGTAATATTTTCCACTGAAAGGTCAATACAAGAATACGACGGAATGAAGTTTGTTCCTTATGATAAGATAATGGCGGTGTTAGAATGAACGATATAGAATTATATGAAAGTATTTTGTTAAGAATGATTGATGTTACTGAAAATGGAGATTTATTTAGAGAAGAAATAGATGATAGGCTTTTGGTTGGTGAATTAGAGTTTTTACTAATGATGATAAAAACATTATTGACTACGATTCCCGAAAAGAAACAAGCCTATGATTTGTGGAGAGGAATACAAACAAGGTTGGTGGAAGAATGATTATACACGGAAAAGAAGTAAAAGAAAAACTACTACAAGGAATTAATTTAGTTGCTAATACGGTAAGCCCAACTTTGGGGCCACAAGCCAAAACAGTTATTCTACAAGGTAATCCTCCTATTATAGTAAATGATGGTGTAACAATAACAAAACACATATCTCATGATGACCCCTATGTTCAAATGGGCATTCAAATGGTTCAAAACTTAGCAAGTAAAGCACAAGATAATTCTGGTGATGGAACTACTACCGCTTGTATTCTTGCTCAAGCATTGTGTAATCATATGTTTGGTGTAGAAGAACCTATGACTACTCACGAAGTGTATCATATTCTTGAATCATTCAAAGTAGAGATGATAACTAGATTAGATGATTTGGCCTTAGATATTAAAGATGAAGAAATAATAGATGTAGCCACCATTGCCGCAAATAACGATATGGCTTTGGGAACATTAATTGGAGAAGCCATATCTAAAGTTGGTAGAGAAGGAATAGTTACTGTTGAAGAATCAAAATCTCATATAACTGAACTAATGGTTAGAGAAGGCATGCAACTTACTGAAGGATATATCAGTCATTTAATGGCTAATACTGATGATGGTAAAGCAATGTTTAGTAATCCTCTAATCTTTATGTCTAATCTAAAGTTTAGAAACTTCAAAGACCTACTTCCTATGTTAGAACATGCTGCTACCACTAATAGACCTCTAGTTATCTTTTGTAAAGGAATGGACGGTTCAGCCCTTAACAATTTACTAATGAATATCATGAATAAAACTGTTGAGTGTGTTGTATGCTTAGCCCCTAATTTTGGCGACCAACAACTAGATGAGTTAGCAGATATACAGGCTATGGTTGGTGGAACTATCTTCACTGAAGAAAGTAAAGATAGACCTACTTCTTTCAAGGAAACTGATTTTGGTAACTGTGAAATGATTGAAGTCCACAAAGAAAGAACAATAGTTATTGGTGCTAAAGGAGATACTTCCGAAAGAATAGAATCTTTGAAAGGCTTATTGAAAACAATGGAAGGCTTTGAGTCTGCTAGGATTAAATCAAGAATTGCTAGATTAAAAGGCGGAGTAGCAACTATTAGAGTTGGTGCTTCTTCTTCTATGGAAATGCTAGAAAAGAAAGAAAGATTAGATGATGCTCTAAACGCTACTAGAGCGGCCTTATCGGAAGGTATTGTAACTGGTGGAGGTCTAGCCCTAATGGAGTGTGCAAAGTCCATAGAGGCTCCTATGTGGCTTAAAACAGCAATGTCGGCTCCATATAAGACTTTATTTGAAAATAGCAATACTGAATTTATTCCCTTTACAGAATACCCTACAGGCTTTAATGCTCTTACCGGAGTAGTTTGTGACCTTTCTCTATTCGGAGTATTTGACCCAGTTAAAGTTACTAAGAACAGTTTCTTAGCGGCAATGTCAATAGCACAGTTATTCTATTCAACAGATGTAGCAGTATTAGTGGAGGAATAAATATGGTAAAAATAAGTTTTACAAAGAAGTCAGTATATAGAATACAAAAGAAATTATTTTCTAGCGATTATTATGTATATCTAAAAGTGGACTTAGTTGATAGAAAGATTAAACTTTCCGAAAGTGAGTTCTTCTTAATGTTTGTTGCAGGTAGCACTAAGAAATACAAGGCAACGCAGGAACATAAAAAATATTATACTTTGGTGGAGGACATAAAGTGAAATATAATACTATTAAGAAACAAAGAAGGGCAAATTTAGTTAAGCACCTAAACAAATCCCAAAAGAAGGCTTGGACTCCTTTAGTTAGGATAGAATTATCAAAAGAAAACTTTCCCGAAGTTAATGTAGATGATTTGGAATATGATGAATATTGGATGAATAACGAATATATTGTTAAAGTATATTATCCGGATAATCCTGTTCATCAATTCCCTAATAACAAGTTTACATGGTTATGTTTTAGAAATTTAAGAAACTCTCACCATGCTCACGATTGGAGAGATATGCAGATGATGAAGAATGAAATATGTGGTCATGAAAGAACAGCAGTAGAAGTTTTTCCTCCTATGAGTAAACTAGTTGATACCTGTAATCAGTTTCATATGTGGGTTTATCCCGAAGACTACAAATTAGATTTTGGATATAACGAACAATCCATTATGCCTAACACTACCATTGCCAAAGAAATCTTTAATGTTAGTATGAACAAAGCAATAAAAGAGGCTTCAACGGAAGAAGAAAAGAGATACTTGCTTTCAACAAAACACCGTGTAGAAATAGACCCTACACATGGAAAGCAAAGAGCAATGGGGAAATACTTTTTATCTCCGGAACTAATGGATAAGTTTGGCTATACTTGGAGTGATAATTAATGGAATGTCCTAACTGTGGGAGAAATATGTCTAAGTATTATGCTAGAAGATATAATCAATGTAAGGTATGTTTAGAAGGTGAAGAAAAATGAAAAAGAAAGCAATTACAGTAACATTACCGGCTCCTCATAAAGCCCAAATTCAATGTCCTATCTGTAAAGGCAACAAATGTGTAGTTTGTAATATGACAGGTTCAATTAAAATAGATGTTGCACCCAAGATACCTATTCAAAGAGCGCATATTATCAAATATGTTGTAGATAATATTCATGATGTTGCTAATGAAATAACTAAAAAATATGGATTAACTCCCGAAATACAAACAAAAGAAGTTTTAGAGATAAACGATGGCCAGTTTGAAATAGTCCAAATATCCTCTCTTGGTGGTGCTTGTTGGGTTGTGAATCGTTTAGATGCTTTAGATACTCCAAGATATTTTACTTCAAGACAAGAACTTGAGAAGTTTAAACAGGGGTGGATGAATTGAGCGAAAATAAAGGATTAGAAATTGTAGGTAGAATACCTAGAAATGCAACACAAGAAGTTTTGGTTAATACGGGAACATACAGGATGATTGAAGTCGTAGATATTAGATGGTATGCAAATAGTAAACCCTCATATAAAGGAATAAGACTAAACAAAGAAGAAGCAAAGAAACTTCTAGATATATTAAAGAGGGAGTTAGATGACTAAAATATTAAAGAAACATGCAGAAATAGCACTAAGAGATGCGGCTATTAAAAACAATAACAAAGGAAGAAGCATGACAAAAGAAGCCATAACAAAAGCGGCTTTGTGTTCTTATAGTATAGTAGAACTGTTTTGTTTATTTGTGGAAAAATCCTATCCAAAAATAGGAAGAGGAAGTAGACTAACGGGTGTTCATGTAGAGAATGCTTACAATAAGATGTATATTGCTATAAGAGAATTTGTAGATTCCATTGAAGAGGAGAGTGAAGAAGAATGAATAAAATATATTTAACAACAGTAAACGATAAGAAATTTGAAGCATGGTGTAAAAGAACGAAAAAGAAACTAAATGGTGCGGCTTTAGAACATTTTGTTAGCGGTCATTCAGAAATAGTGAACAGTAGTTATCTACCTAGAGCGACCTTTGTTTGTTATTGGGAAATATATTCTAATGGTAGTTTGGCTAAATTAGCCCCTGCTATGACTCAAGCATCACTAATTCATCTGTTACATCGTTTTATAGAGATGGGAGCAGAAGAAGAAATAGAAGTTGTAAGTATGATGATGCAAAACTTCTTACGATTATTATCTAAATTAGATGGTGAAGTAGATGAAGAAGAGTGAATGGATTTACTTAGCAAATGCTATGTGGACTTATTCAGAAAAAAATGAAGGTGAGATATCCCGCCTTCTAAAAGAACTGGTTATTAATGTAAATAAAAATTTGGTGATAATAGATGACTTGGGAGAAAGCGAGTAGATTACTTGAAGCAACTGAAAATGGAATACCGACTACAATTGTAACAAAAATAGCAAATGATTTATTGGAGTTCGATTCTCCTTTATTTCTAAAGATATTATCTTTGGATTATGAATCTAATAACATTGGTTTAGCAAGGGCTAAGAAATGGTTAGCAAGCATTTTTGATATATTTGAAGATGAAATAGAAGGGCAGTATATCGCCCATATGAATGACTTGGGAGATGCAATCTACTATTTAGACTACTCTTCTGAAAATGAAGGGAGATATACTCTCAATAGTATTGTTAGGTTATTGGAACTAGATTCTTCCAAAATGAATTCTACTCAATTTGAGTTAATCAAAACTTCTATTCTAAAGATGTCTTCTTTGGAAAGAAAATGGTTTATTCGTTATTGGTTAAAAACACCTAGACACGGTGTAAACGAAGGACTAGTAAAGAAGATTCTTGCTAAACATTACAAAAAGAAGTTAGCAGATGTTAAGAAACATCTTAATTTCAATAGCGTAGAGAATGTAGCAAGGTACTATTCGATGAAAGAAGAACCTCCGTGTAATTTATCGCATGGTTCTTTTGTAAAGCCAATGTTAGCAAAAGATGTTCCTATGAATAAATGGCCGGAGAATAAGATTGTAGACTACAAATATGATGGTAATAGATACCAAATACACAAAGAAGGAGTCAATGTAATTATCTTTAATCGTAAAGGGAATATAGTCACTCCTCAGTTCCAAGATGTGGTAGAGAAAGTGCAACAATATCCTATTCTTAGATGTATTCTAGATGGAGAGATATATCCAATAAAGGAAGATGGTTCTCCTGCTGAACATAAACTAATGGGAACTAGAGTTCACTCTAAAAACCACGAAGAAGCAATAGAAAAGGTCAAAGTTAAATGGGTAATATTTGATTGTCTCAAATATGAACTTGAAACATTAATGAATCTACCTTATTCTGAAAGGCTAGTAAAAATGAAAGACTTACCCGACCAAGCACATAGAATGGAAGAGGGCGGTGATGTTCTAGCATTCTATAATAGAGCGATTAACGATGGTTTTGAGGGCATTATTGTCAAAGATATTAGTTTACCCTATGAAGCAGGAAAGAGAAGCGCAGGGTGGGCTAAATACAAGCCTCCACGCATTGAATTAGATGTAGTAATTACTAAGGCTAGATATGGTGACGGCGCTAAAGCAAATGTGTTTGCTTCTTTTGATATTGCTGTTTCTAGCCCTAATGGGTTTGTAGGCGTTGGTTCCGTTGGTACTGGATTTAGCGATGCTGATTTGTTAAGTCTAACAAATACACTAAGGAAAAATATAGTAACTTATTCAAATGGAACCTATTATGTATCTCCTATAGTTGTATTAGAAGTATCAGCAGATTTAGTTAGTAGAGATGCTAAAGATAATTTAGGACTTAGATTCCCTAGATGTAAAAGAATTAGAGACGATAAATTCGTTGCTGATATTAATACTTTAGAAGATGTGGAGAGGTTAGAATGAATTGGACACTACATAGAATGTATTTTATGGCTATGCTAAGAAAAAATTGGCCTATAAAGAAGGCATACGAAGAAGCAATAGCATTAACTATAGAACAGGAGAGATTAGAATGAATCCAAAAACAAGAGCAAATATTTACCTAAAAAAAATCAAGAACTCCGTTATACATGATGTAGAGGCTCGTATGATATTACAGGCACTTATTATTAATGGCACAATACACGCAGACGAAATATGGAATGCTAAAAAGTTAATTGACGCATATGAATCAGTAATGAATAGAAGGCCTTTTTTGTTCAATGGGGAATCAGAATGATTGAGAAAGGACAACTAACAATGATAGGAACCACCACTTATCTTTGTATAAAAATAGAAGAGGGTTTTGCTTATCTAAAGAACATTCTTCATGAACAAGGAAGGGCTAAAAAAATTAAAGTAGATGAATGTCCCTTTGTTAAAGATAATCAGTTGATTGTTCCCGAAAAGATAGTAGTAAAAAAGCCTAGAACCAAAAGCAAAGTAAACCTCAGTTCTCTAATAAGGGAGAACACTGATTTACAAATATCTCGTTCAGCAAAGAACTTTTTGATGGAATGGTTGGAGACAGCAGTTGCCAATGTAGTTAGTAATGCGGAGAAAAACGCTATTAGGCTTGGTCATTCTAGAATTACTGCGGCACATATCTATTGGGTGGAAACAAACTATGCGGTAGAAGGCTATTGGAAAGATAATGAGAATTATATTAAAGGGTGAATGAATGAACGATATTGAGATAGAAAGGGATTTATTAGATTTCATTAATGCTAATGAGACTGTTCAAACCTATCGGTTTCTAATCTTTGGCCTACCCGAAGAACCTGAAGTTGCTATGTTAGCAAGAGGTCTTTATGTTCAGTTTCTAGGGAAACTAGAGAAAGGAGATGCACTAGTTGTTGCGGAAGAAATTAGCGAAGAAAGAGCAGTTGCTTTTAATTGTTATAGAGGAGCAATACTTACTTTTGCCTTTGCTACACAAGAAGACTTAGAAACAATAGTCAAAACTATTATTCTAGATGGTATAGAATATTTAAGATACAAAGCAGAATACTTAGGAGCAAAAGAGGTGAAAAGCAATGTATAGTAATGATGTACTAAGGGGTATTTTACTAGGAGTTGCTAGACATAACCTAACTATTTATGCTAATGAAAAGGCTAAATTAGGCTATAGTGTTAATTTCTCTTTAAACATAAGAGGTGATGAATTATTTTTAATGGCAGTTAAACGCTCATTATTACAATTTGGAGTTAAGTCAAAAATAAAATTGGAGGAATCCTCCAGAAGAAAAAGACCTCTCTTAAAAATTACTGGTATAGTGAACTTAAAGATAATAAGTGATTTATTACCAATTGTTCCTAATTATAGGAATGATTTAAACGAATTCAAACAAATAGTAGATATTATAAATAAAAATAAGCATAAAACCCTTAATGGTTTAGAAATGCTAATGAAAATAAAAGGTGTATTGTAATGGGCTTCACTAATTTAGAAACAAAAAGAGCAATTCTCCTTACAGGAAAAACAGGAACAGGAAAGTCTACGAAGGCGAAAACCTTCGTTAATGACCCAGTTATTCTATATGCAGATGATGTTGATTATGATATATTGTCTATACCTACTGATAATGGTATTATTATAGAAGATATACATATTAAACCTGATAAAGACGGTATTCTAAACATACTTAGGACTTACAAAGGACAAATAGTTATTACTTCTATTGATGAAAAATCTGTCCCTAGCAGTATAAAGTCAATGTGCAGAATTAAAAGAGCAGGTTCTAAGAACTTCTTAGAAGAACAACTCAAAGAAATCGCTCCTAGAAGCGATAAACCTCTTTCTTATCAAAGAGATACTTACAAATTAGTTTTTGACTATCTTAAAATAAAAGATAGAGAACTAGTTAGAAAACTATTACATTTCAATAAGCCCGCAGATACTCAAATACTAACTTGGCTATCGGGCAATATGCCACCTAATCGCCTACTGTTTGTAGACGGAGTGGTTCGCAGAAGATGGAGTATGAAATATTTCTACGACATTTTAGCATATACTCATAGCGGAGACTTCTTCGGTAGAGTAGAGTTTCCTAAAAGAGGAAAGTACAGCAAAGTACCTTACTTATCTAGAAAGTTAGGCGTTAAAGAACCCAAAGTATTACGCCAATTATTGAGAGATAATGAATTTAAAGAATGGGCTAAATCTAAACTTAATAACACTGATTGCAGACTACTAAGTTTAGGAGAAAAGAGAAAAAGAAAGAAATTAGAACCTGTTAAATTACAACAGTCTTCTTTATTTCAGTTTGTTAAGGAGGCTTAATTATGAAAATAAAAAGTAAAAGAGGATTTGTAACATCCATAGAATTTGGCGAGAATGCATTTTTAGATGCTGATTGGTTAGAAGTATTGCTTAATATAGACACCGATTGGAAATCTATTAGAGAAATACTGAAGTATTCTAATACTAAATTTGGAATAGATGCTTGTAGAACCTTTTTCAAATACCTATGCGATATAGGCTTAATAGAAAGAAGAAAGATAAATAATCATAGGATTGCTTATCGAAGAACACACAAATACCCAAAACACCACATAGGAGGTAACTAAAATGTTATGGACTGAAAAATATAGACCACAAAGAATAGGAGATATCTACGGACAAGAAAACTTTGTTATGGATGCTCAATCATGGAAAGAAGAAAGAAACATGCCTAATGTATTATTATACGGCAATCCCGGTAATGGTAAAACAACGGCAGGAATAGTCCTTGCTAAAGAAATATTAGGCGAAGGATTCAAAGACAATTTCTTTGAAATTAATGCTAGCGATGATAGAAGATTAGAAACTGTTAGGACTACAATCAAACAAGCGGCTCAAAGTGCCTCGTTAGGCGATGTACCATTTAGAATATGTTTATTAGATGAAATGGAGAATATGACTTCTGATGCTCAAGGAGCATTAAAGAGAATAATGGAAAGATATTCTTCTAATATTAGATTTATTATCACTTGTAATGATAAAAACAAAATTATCTTTGCATTACAAAGTAGATGTGCTAATTATAACTTTAAGCCTTTATCTAATGATAAAATGTTAGATATGATAAAAGAAATTTTATCGAAAGAAAAAATCACTCGATTCTCGGACGAGGAGTTAGGGGGCTTTTTATACTCCATGAATGGTGATATGCGGAGGGCAATCACGGAAATCCAAGCCGCAAAGTCTAGCAATAGCACACTCAAAAAACAAGTAGAAGTATCACTTAGCGAATATAATGAACTGCTAATAAAAATAACAAATAAGAATCAAAATATACTAGGTGAAATACATGACTTACTCTATCAAGGAAAAACCATCAAGGAAATCTGTAATGGATTACATGATGTCATCGTTAATTCGGAGGGATTAGATACGATGTTGAAATTCAAATTGTTAAGAACAATAGGAGAAACAGAATGGCGTTCCAATAGTATGACCCCAAAAGTGCTAATATCATGGATGGTGGGACAACTATTGTAAATTAAAGAAAAATGAGGTGAAAAACTATGGATGAAAATACGAAAAAAGAAATACAGAAAGGAGCCGAAGTCTTGGGACTTACTCAAGATGAGGCAATGGCAAAGTACGAAGAACTTTGTCAAGAGAACGGAATAGAAAAGGACAACCGAATCGGTTTGGGTCTTTGGAGAAACTATGTGGCTAATGCAAGAAGAAGCCAAAAAAGTGGAAACCAAAACAATAATGACTCTTACTATAAGAATGCATTCGGTTTCTTTATCGCTCTAGAAACACCTAGAGATATGATGAGTTGGAATAGAGCAAAAGCAAAAGAAGAGTTTTTGCGAGACTCCGATAACGCTTTAGAACAGGGAATTGTTGCCGTAGCAAATGAAAATGCTATTGGTAAATTTACTGTATCTAGATATCATAATGGCGAATATAAAGAAGCAGTTCTATCAAGCCTACCGGAAGGAGCAGAAATTCTAGAAGATGGTAGAACATTTATTCCTTTGGATAATACTGCTACATATATGAATGGCGGAAAGAACAACAAATACGGTACTCCCCTACCTAAAGAACAATTTAGAAGGTCGGGCATCTTCTTTGGTTCTGTTGGTCAAGAAGAAATGAAAATGTATTATTTCTCTTACAAGAATCAAGGCGGATTAGACTTCAAGCCAAATACATTTGAATGGGTTCATTTCCTATGTATTGAAGGTTCTAATGGAACAGACATTTACGGTGCTACAGATATGACTATTAACAGTTTAACTCTTAATAGTTCTCTAGACCCTGAAAATGAAGCGTTCCGAGATATGGGTGATTTTGACTTCCAAAAGTGTCTACAAGATAACTTTGATAGTCACATTATTCCTCTTGTGGAATTAGATAAAGCACATATCCAAAGACAGGCTTTGCCTTCTAAGGAGAGATTTATTGTTACTGATGGAACAGTTATCACTATGAATATGATACCTACTAAGAATGGTAACAGAATAATAAATATTTCTGACTTGGATGCAACATTAGATGAAGATGAAACAGGTATCTTTACTTGTTGGATTCCCGAACATCTTGAATTAGACTTCGGTATCGGCTCTAATGTGATTATTGTTGGAAGAACAAGCCAAAGAACTGTTGATGGTGTAATTGAAAATGCTACTATCAATACTACTGGACTATTATGTACAGATAGACACGGTTCTGCGGTAGAAGTAAATCAGCCAACGGAGGAAGACTTCGACTGGTTTTGATTAGATTCCTTTATTTCCCCGTAGGAATGTTGCGGCTTTGATATAGTCGGGTAAATTGCGGTATGATGTGTTGGCAACATTACAGAATTCATGTTGGAAATAAAACGAGGCAAGTGTAAGTGTGAACTTGTGGAAACAATTGACACTCGAATAGGTGCGAAGCCTATCTTAAATGAGGTAATAATATGAATATAAAAGAAGAGAGATTTTTAAACAAAAAAGGAGCATATGTAATAGATTTCAACAATGTTGATTTTATAACATATACTCAAAACGAAGATAAGCCCGAAAGATGGCAAATGAAGTTTCATATGGGTGCAAAAGAAGCAAGATATATGACTAAATCATTAGATGAAACAATAACGATTCTAGAGAATTGGGCTTCATCAAAAAGCATGAAAAACATATTCTTCAATAAAGAAGAAATAGAATACACAAATAGGAGGTATTAAAATGGGATTAAGTAGTAATAAAGGAAAAGCAGTAAGTAACGAAATGAATAATAACGCAAGAGTGGTTGCCTTTCAAGATAAATTGATTAAGCAACTAACCGAAAGAAAAGGAAGAAACAGCAGATTAGTTTGCGGTATTTGGGGAGAACCTAAAACTGTAAAAAGCGGTCTAGCACTAGATTTCCCCGATAAACAAATTTATGTTTTGGATTGGGATGATGGTTGTGAACCAACATGGAGACAAAACCACGAAATGACAGATAGAATCACACTTTGGAATCCTGAAATTAGAAATGCTAATGGTGAACTAGATATACAAAGGTCGGAAGCAAACTCGGAAGATTTTGTTCTTTTTGTTAAGTCTAAAATAGAAGAAGGAGAAGATGTTCTTTTTGTATTTGATGGTGTAGATAAATGGTTAGATTGTTGTACGCTTCATGTTACAGGAAGTTCTAAGATTGGTAAACCACAAAAGATGAAGTTTGAGTGGGGTAAAAGAAATGCTCCATTCTATTCATTATTAGCAATGTGTAAGAATCTTAATTGTGACCAAATCTACATTACTCATTCAAAGGCTGACTACGGTGCAACCGGAGAAGTAGTAGGAACAAAACCTAATTGGCACAATTGGGGAGATTACTTATTCCAAGTAGTCAATACACGAAGAACACTCCGTAAGGGGAATGTAGTGTATAAAGCAGAACTACTGAGTAGTAAAACAAATACCAACCTTGTAGGAAAGGTTTGGGAATCTTTAGAAATAAAAAATGGAAATGTAAATTGGAATGGTATTCCCGAACTGAGAGATGGTAAATTATGAGATTCACAATAGATAGTATTGAACTTAAAGAAGCATTAGAAAGCCTACAGGTTAAAGGAAAGAGACTAACAAATAATGGATTTAGTTCCGGTAATTTTGGTTCTGTCTTTACTGCTAATTTAGTTGATAATCAACTTCTTTTAGTAAACGGTGATTCTACTTTTATGCTGAAGATAGCATTAGAGGTTGCTACAGAAGGTCACGAAACAGGAACCTGTAATGCTGATGCTTCTCTTATTCTACCGTACCTTAAATCATTTAATGGCACTGTAACTATTACTGTTGGTGATTTTATACTTATTTCTAATGGTAGTAAAACCGCTAGTATTCCTAAGATAGTTAATCATCCACATGAAGAAGCATTGTCTAGATTAATTGAAATGACTAGCCACATAAGATATGAGCCACAACCAACAACTCTTTTCACATTTAGTAATTTAAACTATGAAGGTTCTTTTACTTTAAACCAAAAAGACTTCCAAAGTTGTTTGCGTAATTGTGAATTAGTCGGTGAAGGAATTTATAATTTGAATTACCATAACGGAGAAGTAGTTATATCTTCTTCAACCAACGCCACCAATTCGTATAGAGAGGTTTTACCTGCTGTTTTTAATACTGGAGAATCAGCAACTCTAGATTTTAGTTCTCCGTTGTATTCTTTCTTCAAGAAAGACCAATTGTTGAACTTCTATGTAAGAGATGAGTTTCCTATGATGATAGTAGCAAACGATAGAATGTTGATGAAAGCACCCCATGTCGGTGGTAATTGATGATAATAAGTAGATGTAACGATGGAAAAAGCATCTATACTTCTTGGAGAACAAACGGCATAAAAGAACACAAGATAGAAGAATACAAGCCATATTTCTATATTGCCGATAAGGTAAAAGAACCTACTTCATACAATGCTTCCAAATATATTGAAAGAGATTTTGAGTATGAAAAGGGCGATTTTTTAAACTTGAATAAAAAACAATTAAAGCGAGTTTATGTAGAAAATTCTTATGATTTGGAAAAGGCAAAAAGAAAGTTTAAAAAAACTTATGAAGCAGATGTTCCTTTTCATTTTAGATATGCAGTTGATTGTATTGATGAAATGCCCGAATATGATTTAAGAAAATGGTATTGGGATATGGAATGGCAACAAGGTGGAGATTATCACGATTGTATTACTACTATTGTAGCATATGATAATTATGATAAAGAATACTATCAGTGGGCTTGGTTTCCCAACAGTGTTAATACAGGCGGTATTTATTTTCATGACAAAGAAAGAGTCTTTGATAATGAAAAAGATATGCTTGAAGACTTCATGACTACAATGGTTGTAAAAGACCCTGATATGTTAATTGCTTGGTTTGGTAACTTTGCTGATATTCCTAAACTAATAGATAGGGCATGTGCTGTAGGATTAGACCCACAAATAATGTCTCCTATTGCCTATGTTAAGGGAGTTAAGAAGACTACTGAGGGCTTTTCTTTTGCTAATGCTGAAAGAGGATTCAATTCAATAGAACAACCTATAGGAGGCCGCATAACGCTCTCTCTTGAAGTAGCATTTGAAAGGCAATGGACTGATTCCCAAAGAGGAACACTACCATCTTTATCTTTAGAATATGTATCTCAATTACTCTTTGAAGAAGGTAAGGTAAAAGAAAGTAAATTCAGCGATAAGAATGAGTTTTTCCGTAGGGCTTGGTTAGAAGATACAGAAACTTATCTTGAATACGCTCTAAAAGATGTAGAACTTATTGTTAGAATTGATGAAATGAATTATTGTAGCGAAGCAATATTGTCATTACAAAGACTACTAAAAGCACCATTCGATGCTTGTTTCTATGCTTCTCATATGGGAAGTATTTACTTTATGAGAAATGCTTGGTGGAAAGCACCAACTGGAGATAGAAATGTAGAGAGAAAAGAATATGATGGGGCTATGATTTATGACCCTTTAAGTGAACAAACTCAAGGTCTTCATCTTAATGTAGCGGCTTTTGATTTTGCACAACTATATCCTTCAATGATGGTTGCTAGAAACATATCTTGGGAAACTAAGAGTGAAACACCTACCGAATTTGGTGTAAATATATCAACTCCTAGAGACTTTACTGCTATAACTAATCAAGAAATGCTCTACTACAAAACAGATAGTTTAGGTCTTTTACCTAGAGCAGTTCTTGAATTAAAGGAACTAAGAAATGAATACAAGAAAAGAATGAAAGGTGCCAAAGACAACAATGAATACTCTAAATGGTACAATAACCAAATGGCAGTAAAAAGACTAATGGCTTCTTTCTATGGTGTATTAGCGTTTCAAGGGTTCGGATGGGCTGATGTAGATTTAGCCGCTAGCATTACTGCTAGTGCAAGAGAAGCAATTAGATTGGCAGCGTTTAAGGCTAAGGAGTTGCAAGTGTGAATAGAATAAAATGTATGAAACCATTAGTACACAATCCCCAATTTGAGGGTAAGTTTCATTGTAAAAGATGTGCAGAAGAATTAAAAATGAGGTCTAACGATGAATAAGATATTTAGAAAATGGATAACAGAAACGGTAGAAACTATGAACGGGGAGTTTACTTCCGGTCAAATTCTAGATAGAATTATTCATAATAAAGGAAATACTTCTAGTATAGGAACCGCATCAGCAATTGGTTGGTTATTGAACAGGCTTCCTAATGTAGAGAAGTTAAGAAACGGAGTATATAGGAGGAAAGAACTATGAAGACAAAATATGTAACAGTAAAGGTATCTTATGATACAGAAGAAACTTGGGTTATTACTTTACAAGAAGTTGAGGAGATATTTCAAATGATGAATAATTTGAAGCGTAATGCTGTTATCATTGACATCGAACAAGGAGTAGATAAAAATGATGATGGACAGAACGAATGAGTTATTAGAAGAATTGCTGGCTATGATAGCAAGAAGTAATAAGATATTAATGATGGTAAATATCGTAAACATAGCAACCATCATAACTATAATAACGGTGATATTATGAATGAAAATACAAAAAGAAGAATAGAAAATTTAGAAAATAAAATCAAAGGTTTAGAAAAAGACCTAGATACATTATTTGAGATAGACAATGCTAAATTAGCAAGAGCAGTATGTGAGATACAAGAGTATCTTAGAGATAAAGGCGACTTTTATCCTATTAATAAGATACTTGCACCAACTAGGGTGGGAATGTCATGAATAAGAAAACAGAAAGAGAACTTATTGGTTGGATGAAAAGATATGTAGATGATGTTACTACTGTTATGGTTAATAACGACATAGTATCTTTATATGTCAATGGCAAAAGAATAGGTATTATTACACATCAAAGGATTGGTTAAAATGAAAGTAGTTTACGGACACACAGATTCAATCTATGTGCAAATAGATTCTGTTGAGAAAGCCGAAGAAGTAATCAAAGAGATTGAGACTAGTGTAAGAGAACACTTTCCTAATGTTATGGGATTAGAACAACACCCTGTTGTGTTAGAGTTTGAGAAATATTATTCAGCATTAGGGGTAGGCACAACTAAGAATAGAAATGCAGGTATGATTACATGGAAAGATGGAGAATGGTTAGACGAACCGGAGTTTGTTATGACTGGGTTTACTGCCAAAAGAGTCAGCGCCACACAATTAGAAAAAGATGTTCAAACAACGGCTCTTAAAATGTGGGTCACTAAAAGAAGCATGAAAGAAATAAACGATTACCTTAGCACTATTTACAATAATATTCTTAGTGGGGAAGTAGATAATTCTCTCCTATTAAAAAGAAGTAGACTTAAAGAATCTAGATTTATGGTTCAGTGTCAATCCTGTAAGAGAAAATATCATCTCAAAAATTTGACTAAATTAGCCTTATGTGGTGAAAATGAAGGTAGAGCAGGAACCCATAAATGTGGAACTCCTGTAAGTGAGTTTCTAACGATAGAACAGAAAAGACCTTCTATTGGTTCGGGAATAGCAGGTGTTTTATATTCTTGGCAAAAGGGAGAAGATAATTTTGAAGATTCTTATTTGTTTATGAAAGTAAGACCTTTAAATGAAACTTATATTAATCCTCTAACCAAAGAGAAAAAGAATGTAGAGTTCGTAGCAGGTAACATCGCTACTGATTTTAAGAAACAAATTCCTGCTCATGAACATTATGCCGAGCAAATTATCAAAAAAGCAAAACCAATCTATGAGGCTATGGATTGGGATATTTCAAGTATTAGAACAGGTTGGATTCCAATGTCCTTAACGGAGTGGTTTTAAATGAATAGAGAAGAATTAGATAAAAGAAAAGAAGAGTTATGGAAAGACTATCAATCAGCACAAGTTGAAGGATATTTTGAGGACTATGATTTTGAAGATTATATGATTTTTATTATAGGGGAAATAAAAGATGAATACAGATGAAAAATATAATGCAAAAATAGCAACAATGAAAGATTACACATATCAGTGGCAACCCGATAATTTCGATGACCCATCACAACCTATTTTGAAGATAACTAAATCTTCTCTAGGTTCTTTTAACTGGTGTAGTTTAAAATATAAATATAACTACATTGAAAGATTACCACAAGACCAAACAGAAGCAATGCGTAAAGGTACAATATTACATAATCATAGAGAAAATTTCTTTAATGATTTTGATATACAAAAAGCCACTACTATGAATAATTCAGAAATAGTAGAATATGCCACTGGTTTAATGCCAGTAGATGAATATTTTGACATATCTTTAACAGTAGCGGCCTTTGAAGCCCAAAGATTCATTGAATCAGTATCTGAAAATAAAACCCATGAGTTCTTACCTATCTCAAATGAAGGAAAGTTTGATGCTGAGATTACAATTAGGGCAGATACGAATAAAAAATTCACATTATCTAGAGATTATGTTATACATATTCAAGGCATAATTGACCGAATCTTCATCGAAGATGGTAAGTTAATTCCTTTTGAATATAAAACTGGTGGCTGGAAAGACTACAAAACAACTTCTATGAGGCAAGAAATGGCTTTCTATCAACTTCTAATAGAGAATGCACCCGATGAAGTTCTAATTAAAAACGGATTAACTAGAGACATGAAAGTTAGTCATTGGGGTTGGTATTATCCTGTTTCTAATTATGTTTATGCCGAACCAATTAAGAAGGCTTCAATGACTTCTGTAATGAACAATATTGCTAAATTGATATATGCTTATGAAAGGAAGGAATTTCCTCATAAGTTCTTTTATAGAATGTGCCAACACTGTAGTTATTTTGGAATATGTGATGGTGCGAATGAAGATACATGGTTGTGATAATATGAAAGATTTAATTAAAAGTAAGGTGCTGTCTAAGAACTGGTCATTTCTAGAAGTAAGTGATTTAGCAAACTCTATTGGTCTTTTGGCCAAAGAGATATACATTGAACTATCGCTTAAAGAAAGATTTGACTTAGTAAGAGAAATTAGAATAAATGATAATATGCTAGGAAAAGCATATGAAGATGTCTTTAGAGACATTGGGTTAATACAAATACAGGCTGATGTAGCAGAAGTAATAAAACAAATGCTAGGTACAGCAACAGTAAATTTTGGAGGTAATAAAAATGAAGTTTCCGAGGGAAGTGTGGGCGGGGAGTCACATAAAGAACGCTCCACAGATGAAGAGAAGAATAGTATTCAATAGAAATGAGTACATTGGTTTTGTTAATGCTCAAAACAATAGGATGAATGTCTATACCACTGTATATGATTTTAGACAATTTACTGAAAAAGCAAAGATAGATTCTACTGTAATATTAGATAGAATTTTTTTAGACTTTGATGCTCACGAAGATGACTTAGAAAAAGCATGGAATGATTTAAAAATAGTAATGGAATTAGTATATTCTAAAGAGTATGAACATACTCTTTTCTTTTCAGGAAGAGGCTTCCATTTGTTCTTATTTGGTGAAGAAACTCATAATATGAGAAACATACAGATAAAGTTTAGAGAGATAAAAACTCACTTAGTTTCTAAAGTAGGTGAAAACAATTCATTAGATGATAGAGTAGGTCAAACTACTAGATTGCGAAGAGTTCCTAACACAGTAAATATGTCATCATCCGACGAAAATAAAATGCCATATTATTGCATTCCTTTACTAAAAGAAGACTTAAAACTGCCTCTCAGTCAATTGGTTTTATTAGCAAAAGAACCTCGCCATATACCCTTCAAAAAACAGGGAAAAAAACTAGTGGTATTTCCCGAAGCACCCCCTATTCAAGAGATTGAAGGGGAAGTTTCTGTTCCCGATACGGTAGGAAAATTACCCATGTTGCCTTGTTTACACAATGCTGTCATGACGGAGAATCCTTCCCACATAGCAAGAGCATATCTAGTATCTTGGTATAGGGATTTGATTTCGGGCTATCGTGATTTAACAATTATTGAAGAAAAACAAAAAACATTAGATTTGGTAATAGAAGAGTTAGAAAGAGTTTTTGGAGATTCAGATACAGTTTGGTTAGATTGGGATAAACATACCACAAAAAAACATGCAAAGTTTACAGTATTCAATAATTATAATACCCCTCATTGTGACAAGTTAATTAGCGAAGGATTTTGTGTTGGTAAATGTTGGAGGTATCACAGTGCTAGTAATTGATTCAAGAGAAAAGTCAAATCTTGCTGAATTGGTAATGAAGAAGGCTAAGGCTCTTAATATACCCCATGAAAAGAAATGGATTGAAATAGGTGATTATGTATATGATGATGTTTGTTTTGAAGCAAAGTCTACTATAGATTTCTTAGGTTCAGTTTTGTCAAAAAGGCTTTGGACTCAATTAGATAATATGGATAGACACTACAAAACAAATGTAGTCATTATACATGGGTCTTTAGAAGAAGCAATTTTAAATATCTTGGCTAATTCAAAGACAAAAATGCCTATTTCTTCAAGAAAGGTAATGCTAAATAATAAGTTTTTAGGAGCATTAGGAAGAATAATATTAGATACAGACATAAAACCCATTTGGGTAAGTAATGAAGAAGAAGCAGCATTAATAATAACAGCAGTAAGCAAAATGAAACCAATAACAAGAAATACAATATCCCCACAAGTGTTTAAAAGAATAACAACAGATGATTTAAGATTAGATTTATTAACCAGTATTAAAGGAATATCAATTAAAAAAGCAAAAGCACTAATAAAAGAATTTGGCTCTATTATGGAAATAGGAGAATGCTCGGAGTATCAACTCCAAGTAATTGACGGGATTGGAGAAGCCCTAGCCAACAGAATACTCTCCACATTAAACTCGGAAGAGAAGGTGAAAATATGAATGAAGAAGAAAATATAGAAAATGAGGAATACGATTCCTTTGAAGAAGACGCAAAGATTTTGAACCAAGCCCTACCTTATGTAGTTAGAGAATTTAAAAACTCGGCACTTGAAGTATCACACTCAAATCCAATACCGGCTAGTATATCCTACTTTGTTATGTTAGGACAAATCTGTAAAGATTTTATTAGGATTCCAAATGGCAGAAATATTGAAGATAGCAGAATACATTTTTGTTGGGTTCAAACATCGGGAACGGGTAAATCTACTCTTTGGAACTTTGTGGGTAAAGTAGCAAACAAGACATTTGAGAAAATAAATGCGATAGGCAAACATCCACCATACAGAAATGAAAATAATCTCCCTATGGAAAGAATTTTCAATACATTTTCAGTAACCGATTATACTGATTCAGTCTTGATTGGTAAATATGTTAAAGATGAAAATGAAGATGGTGAGGTGGATTGGAGAAGAAGACCGGGTATTCTTGAAGGAAATGGTTTAGCCCATTGGGATGAATTTGAATATTCGGGAATATTTAAACAATCTCAACATAAAGAACAAAGCATTGTTTATTTGAATACTTTAATGAATTCATTAGCCGGAGAATCTTGGGTCATCTCAAAAGCCTTAGACTCAATGGATGGTCAAACAATGAATTGTTATTGTGAGAGGTCAGTATTAGCAATGACTTATCCCCCTAATAATCTAAATACTATTATGGCAGAAAAAGGTGTTCTACAAAGGATGCTTCTTTATGTTTGGGATGTTCCACAATACATTCAAGATGAAATGAGAATAGAGCAGATTGACAAAGCAGGAACTATAGAAGAAGTAAATGCACCCGTTGATAAGTTCGCTGATTCTTTGGTAGCCATATACAACTTAGTTAGAGAGAGATATGACGAGGTAGGTAAAAATCCACTCAAGACTATCACTTATAGTCCGGACTTTAGACAAGCATTGAAGTTAGAATATACTAAAATGAACATTGAACTACAAAATACTAGACCGGATGTTGCTAAGATTTGTTCTAATTTCACAACTAGATTAATGAAAATAATGATTAAGATGTCCGTTTTATGTTCAGTTGCTTCCGCTCCCTCCATTACTTCTAAGAAAGACCGCTTCATTGTAAGTGGTGTTCATGTGCATCAAGCATCCCTTCTTGTGCAACAATGTTATAAGACATTGGTTATGTGGTTAGAGCAAAGCCTAAAGGTCAAGAGGCAAAGTATAGCCGAGAATTCACTAGAACCACTATTCCTAGCAACATACGATAAAATAAAGAAAGACGAAAATGGATATATAAACAAAAGCCTGTTCTTAACCGATGTTAGAAAGAAAGCAAAAAAATCAAGGTCACAAATATACAGATATTATGATATCATTAAACATAAGTTTGAAGAAGTAAGAGAAGGAAGAAGCACTTATATTAAGTTAGTAATGAGAGGTGAAGATAAATGAAGTGGGAAAATACATACCTAGTTTTTGAAGTAGCAAAGGGGCCGAAAGTAATTATAGATACATTGAATACTTATGGTGACGAAGGATGGGAATGTTGTTCTCAATTGATTGTAGCCGGTTCGCAAATAGTTTGTTTCTTAAAAAGAAGAACAGACATAGATGCAGAACCTACAGTCAATAAGGAAGAACAGAAAGTCGCAAAACTTTGGTCTAGTCCTTCAAAGGAATGAGAAGTATGTCGGTTTTGGCTCTTGATATAGAGACAAAGAATATGTCTTATGAAATAGGCGGCTTTTCTAATACGCATATGTTTCAAGTTTCTACTGTTGCTACTTGGGATGGTAACACTGGTACTGTGTATTTAGATGAAGGATTAGATAGCATTAATAAATCTAATTTTATCGTTAAGCCCCTAAGACAACTTAAGTTTGATTTAGATGAACATCTACAAAAGGGTGTAAAACTATTAGGACATAATATAGTAGCGTTTGACTTACCCATACTTAGGGACTCTTTAGATATATATTGTATTAGAAAGTTTTTAGAAGAAAAACAATACATAGACACTTCTAAAATCTTATTAAAAGAACACGGTGAGAGATTCCAACTTAAGAATTTAGTGAAATGCACAATGCAAGATTCTAAACTAATGGATAGTGCAGATGCACCAAAACTGTGGAAGATGGGAAAATACAATGAAGTTGTTGATTATTGTATGAAAGATACAAAGTTAGTATATGATTTATGGCAATATGGTAAAGAAAACGGTATAGTAAAGGCGTTTTCTATTGAAAAAGAAAAACAAAAAGACTTGGAGGTGAAGTGGTAATGACTGGTTGGGAATGGTTCGGCTTGTTCGTTTTTGTCACTGTTCTAATGCTTTTGTTCTTTGCCGCCTTTGGAGGAACTAGCGTTACCGACGAAAGCGTAGAGGAATATATGAAGCGTTTGATGGATATTGGCGATAAAAATGAGCCTTAAACAAATTTGTCCGTATTGTAAAGAAGCAACAGTAGCCAAAAGAATACTTGGTTTTTATGTTGGTTCAAACGAACAAATTAAATTATGGGAATGTAGAAATTGTTTAGCCATTTGGTCTAATAAGAGGGTAGGGGCATAAGCCCCGCCCTCGATTTTTTTTTGGTCTTTTTAAAAAAACACTTAAAATTCAATTTTGTTGGGCTAATCAAGATTTTTTTCTTCTAAAATAATAAAACCTAATGGTTTATTTTCAACTAATAGTGCGCTAACTGTTAAATAACCAACGATAAAACTAAGTAAAAAGTATATTAATAGTTTAATAAACATAAAATCAAAACTTCATTGTAAAATTACCCTCAAATAATAACTATCGGAAGTTGCCGCAGTTCCAGCAAGTACATTTGCATCTGTATCGGTTGTTCCTCCTACTATTTGTAATTTAAAAGTAAGATTTCCTGCTAAAGCATTAGAACTAATTCCTATATTACCTATATTAAAAGTTGACCTATATGGGTGGCTTAAACTAAAAGTTAGACCGCCAGCAAGATTAAGTCCACCAATGCCAACATGACCATTTGATACATTATTAGCAGTATCTTGTATTACTGAAACAGTTAATTGTTCTGTTCCTGTGGGGCTTGCTGAACTAGCACTACCATAAAAAGCGTCAGGTCTTATTTCATAATCATTACCAATACTTAATGTAGCAGTACCATTAGTTAATACTGCCGAAGTTCCAGCAACAGAATTAGAAATGGCAACAGCATCACTAACAACAACATTTCTAATTAAAGAACCGCTTATTGGGTCTACATGGAATTGTCCGTTGGTCATATCTTCTATTTGTAAAACTACTTCAGCATGATTTGTAACCGGGCTAACTTTACTTGTTCGTGCGATTAATTTAGTTCCAGCAGAAATACCACCGCCGCCTCCTCCTCCTGCTAATCTTTTCTTTTTGGCTTTAATGCCTTTAGTAATAAGAAAAAGTGGATTCATTTTAATCAACCTATTACTTGATAGCCTCTTGTACTAGCGATTTGAGAAGTATAATGAACAAAAGTACGAGCATCTCCGGCAGTTAAAGTTATACTTGAAGCAGGGTTTGTACCTACTTCAAAAAAAGAAGGAGGAAGCATATTTTGCCCAAATTGAGAAATTGCGTTTGATGTTGTTGGTAAAGTAATTGTTGTCGTACCTTGTATACATAAAAAAGCAAATTGTGTACCATCTTCGGGATAATTGGGCAATACTATTTCATTATCTCCTTCGCAAATAAAAGTTGTTCCAGTATAATGTACAGGAACATGCATAAATGAATCTAATAATTCTACCATTTGTGCTTTATCAGTACCACTAGAAGAAGAAGTAATCATCCATTGAGAAGATAGAAAGTCTCCGGAAAAAACATTTAATAGTCCTTGTTGAATATGCCAATCTGTTTCAAAGTTAGTACCGCCTTCTCCTGTTGAGGATTTCATTGCAGTTAGCCTTACTGATTCTCTTGGTTTTATTAGAATAGCATCTTTATTGTAAGGATTATTATGTGGCGCTACTGGTATGCCCGGTGAAAAATTAAAATTAGAAGCAGAAGGCGCTCCTAATAATAGTCTTCCTAAATCAAAAAGCCTATCATTACCAGTAACATTAGCAAACTGAGTATGATGATGATAACCTCCATTAAATCTATTTCTTGCTATGTGGTCAAAATTGCTTGGGTCTATAGCAGGATTAATAGCAATAACATATAATGCAAACCCTGTTACATTATGTATTATTACTTCCTTATCCGATGCATATTCAGGCGCTACTAAACCTACAAATATTGCTCCGCCTCCAAAAACACTTTCTGCAACATAAGTATGGCCATTTACTACATCACCGGAATTCAATACATTGTAATTTGCTTCTGTTATTGTATAAAAATCTGAAGGGTTATTGCTACCGGCATTTACAGGTATACCATTTAGAAGAGTATTTTGATGAGAGGCACCACTATTAGTATTCATACCAACATAATATATTTCTTTTGCGGCATCAATTAAACCGCCATGTTGTACCGCTTGACTTATAGTTGCATGGGCATATACAGATGCAGCAGCATGTCCTTGTACTCTAGCGGCTTTTAATTTGCTTTTGGTTCTTGAACCGCTATTAGAAAGATTAGTTGTTGCTGCTATATTATCTCCACTAACAGTTCCATTACTTGCTGAAATGTCTGTCTGTGAAAACATATTAAGACTAGACCTAATTCCTCCTACTACATCTAATGTAAATCCCGGAGTTGCAGTTCCTATTCCTAAACTAGAACCATCAAAAACTAAGTTTGCTTCTGCATTTAAATCACCATTACTACCAGTAGAGGTAGTGACTCTATTATTGCCTTCATTAGCAACACTACCGCCAGTTAATGTTGTTGTACCCGAAACAACATCTCCGCTAAATGTAGCCTTTCCATTAAGACTCATATTAAGACTTAATGCAGTTAAATCAGCAGTTCCATCTGAATCGTTACCTTTGAAGATAATATCGCCATCAGCCGCATCATTTTCAATTGTTAAATCACCTGCTGTTACTTTGAATTTAACTCCATTTGTTGCTGAGTCATGCGCTATTTCACCAACTTCAGTATAAACAGCCGTCGCTTGTGAACCTCCATTATCATGAGCAATACTCAAAGAATTAGCAGATTTGTCATTTGTTAAGTATTGAACATGAATATCAGCACCCGTATAAGTTAATACGGCAACAATAACATCATTCAATTCTGTATCTGCTACTTTATTTGCGGCAGTTGGATTTCTTATTGCGAATTGACCTGCTTCGTTTATTACTAAAAGATGATAAGCATTAGCCGTAGTAAATCCTAAAGTAAGAGTAACCGTAGGAGAAGCATCAGAATCAGTAATAGTGTGTAATTTATTATTCCTATAATAAGAACCTCCTTTTACCGTTATAGTTGTAGAATTACTTCTAGTTATAGCAAAATCATCATTTGAATTACCATTTCCTGTTTTAACTACATGGTTTCCTTTGGCGGTTTGAAGTAGTGATTTTAATAGTCCAGTATGCGGAAAATCAACACCGTCTTGTATTTCTGACAAAGTTAATCCAGTTGAACTTTGTGTAAATTTATGTTTATTGTTTTCTGTTTGGCTCATATTATTCTACCTCTATCGTTATAAAAAATTCAATTGTTTCTCCTGCTGAAAATGGCCCGATACCGTCAAAATTAACTCTAGTAAGCATGTTTGATGACCCATCAAAAATACCCAGTTCTCTTAAAACACGCCCAGTAACATTTGCGCCATCAACGCTTGCTTTTATTTCAATAACATTTTCATCAGCATTTGCTGTTACTATTGATACTGGAACACCCACTCCCGCAGGTACATCAAGAACACTAGAGAACGGACTTGTAGAGTTGCCTCCGTAGCCAACTTGACCACTACCAGCATCTGCTAATGTTTTTACTTGTGTAGCCAAAAGTTCTCTTAATTTGTTTGTTATCATAGCAAATCCTCATCAATCAAAGTGGTGAGAGTGATACTGCCCCCACCTTCAAACCCTAGTTCTATAGTGCTTGTATTTAGGGTTGTTCCAAAACCTAATGTTAATACTGTTCCACTAGTTGTTCTTTTTCTAATGTGCAACCTTATTTCTTTAACGCTTGTGTTATCTATGAAGTCAAAGCCAGTAGTCGGTTCACTGAATTTTTGATTGCGAATGGCTGAATTAGTTTTCTTATTAGCAATTAGTAGTTCTGCAAATCTATCTTCTAATTGCTTTGAGTATCTTCCTAGTTCTAATTTTAATAGACCAGTCATCTTATGCTCTATTTGCAATACTAAAAATTGACCTCTTTCTATATTCTCTCTTTCTATTTGTACTTGAATTAAGTCTCCTGCTTTTAGTTGTCCTAATCCTTTAGAACTGACAGTGATTATTAATTTGGTATTGAGTGTAGAATGAATCTTTAGAAGGTTTTTTGCTCTTTTATTTACTTCATCTTGAGTAATTAATTCTCTTTCAAAAACTTCTAGAGTTTTTCTTCCTCTTTTCTGTATGCTTCTTAAATCCTTTTTAGTTGCTTTATGACTATTTCCATAAACTATAATTTCATTGTGTAAGTCAAAAGTAGTTCTAACTTTTTCATATTCTAGTATCTGATACTCTCCTGTATCGTTAATCAATATGTTAGAAAAGAAATCATTAGATTCTTTATCTTTTATAGAAAACAAATCATTTTCATAAACAATAGTTTTATCTTTCTTTTCTGTTAAAAAGTGTAAAGCATCCATAAGCGTTGAGCCTTGAAAGTTTGGAGCAACAAATAAAGGATAATCAACAGAATCTAAATTAAATTCTAATCCTTCCTCTTCTAATAGATTGTTAATCAAGTCTTCTGCTTCATTGCATATTTTTACTCCGGAACCAATTAAACATCTCTTTGATTCGCTATCGAATTCTTTTCCTACTGTTAAAGTAATAGATTCTGTTAAACTTATTATTCCTTTTAGGTCATACATATCCGATAAAGAAAGATAATACCCAATAGTGTCTCCTAAATTTTCCATCTCTACTGATACTTTATGTGTGTTTTCTCCATCACTGATTATCATATTAGGAGGTAAATCAATAATACTTTCATTATTATCTGAGAGAGTATTTGGGTTGCGTATCACTATTTCTCCACTATTAGTTTGTCCGTCTATATCAGCAATAACATACATTGACATTACACCTTCTCTTTCTCCGTTTATTTCTAAAGCATTAGATAAAGCCGAGTAATTTTTAATGTTTTTATACATAGAATTTTCATTTGCTAACTTTGTATATTTGCTTGAAAGTTCATTCAATCTAATATTGTTGGGACTAAAACTATGTGAGAATCTGTGGTTTGGCTGTAATAATGAATAAAGTTCATTTGTATTCAATCGTTTATCTACAATAATAATGTGTTTATTTACTGCATTAGTAGTATCTAATTCATGTGATAAAACATAGGCTAATGTTTCGGGTGTATAGTCGGTTGTTTTAGAAGACGGAACACTAAGTCCGGTTGTGTCTGTAATTGTAGAGGAACCATCTGTTCTATATTTCTTTCCTCGGCTAGAGGCTAAATAACAACCAGTTAAATCTACAAAATTTAACCAAGTGTATTGAGAAACATTTGTAGATGCACCACGATAATTCCCACTAGTAAAAGTGTATTTATATTGAGTATGGTTTCCTAGACCTATTTGTGTTGATTCTGTCGCAAACACATCAGCACTAACAAATAGTTTTGGCTTAAATACTGTTAAAGCACCATCAGCCTCTCTTAGTTCTTGATTATATCCAGTTGTTGAAGGATTACCGTCAAATTCTTTTAGTGCGAATTCTTGATTATCAGTCAATTGAAATCTTTCTCTAGGAAATACACTAGTACCGGCTTTTGTTATGGTATTGGCTTCAGTGACTAATAAATCACCAAAACTACCTCCAAGATAATTTATTCCATACAGTGCTTTATTCAATGAAGTTGTGTATTCTTTTCTAAATATTCCTCTAATATAAGGTGTAGACATTCCTGCTACGGCCTTAGCACCAACATTATCCTCAATATCATACCTTTCTAAACACACCGTATTAAAGAATTTGTAGAGGAATTCCCAATACCCAGTAGTTGTTGTTCTTAGACCAAGACCTTTACTAGATATGGTTTTGTCACTTTTAGGAAGATTAGCCAACCATCTAAAAATACTAAATGGATAAAATATTCGTGCTTGATTTAAATTAGTAGTAATTGGTAAAACAGAATGCATAATATAAGATTCATCTGTTATTTTACCACCTAATGTTTCATCGGATTTTTGTCGCCAAGAACTATCTTTACTTCCTCCATAGCCTTCTCCTGCACTAAAAGTATGTGAACCAGTTATAATTATTGCTGTATTTAATATCTCATCATTGTTGAAACTAACAGTCCCATCTTGACCATATCCCATTTTGTGAACTCCTCCCATTGTAGAGGTAGGTGCAGAATATTCACCAATAGGATTAGTAGGAAAACCAGTCATATCAAAAATTGTAGGATTATTAAAAGCCTCAACAGTTATTACAGGAATTAGATGTATGGTATTGCTTGCATGACCAATACTGTATACATGGGACATAAAAGTTGAGTTACCTATTAGAGCATTATATAATGCTAATAGTCTTGCCTGTTTGTCTGAATAAGCAACGCTATTTATTCCATCAATAGGGACTTCAATAAGGCCGTAAGTGGGATATGTAGATGCATGAGAAGAAGGCGCACTACTCCCACCAATACTATAATAAATGTAAAAATTAGCAGTAGTGCCGTCTTCTTTTGGTAATGTTATTAATAGAAACTCAGAACCAGTATCTATGTCATTTGCTGTGGCACTAACAGTAAAGGCAACTTTTTGTTTCATAAATTCAAACTTTCCACGACTCATAAAAGCCGATTTAAACATATGAATATCTTCTTCTACTGAAGTAAAGGTATCTACACCTCCTTTACCGTTGATTTGTAAATCTGTAAGAATATCACTTCTTCTTATTTTGAATACTTGTCCGGTAAAGTAATTATCACCATCTGTTCTGTATGGTATTCTATCTAACATACAAACTGAATTGGTTGTTGCTCCCGGTGATGCAAAACTCGCCACAGTTCCTATGTATCTTCCATTACCGTCTGTAATTATATCTCCTACAACCAAAGAATGACCACCACCCGGAGTAGCCGCCCAATTTGCATTGCCATCGGCTAATATCCCAAATGAGTTTTGTGAATAATTACCTAATGCATTAACTTCATAATTACTAGCAGTAACAGTTATCCCAGTTCCTATAGATGAAAAGGAATAACCTGCGGTATCTAATTGTGGTATTGTTGCTTTTTTATCTATTGGTGATTCAGGATTTACTTGATTAAAAGCCCAATCTAAACACACTTCAGTAAGCCTCATCATAGAAAAACCCTTTAGGTTAGTTATGGTTTTATTGGCTTCTACAATGTTACTAGAAGAATAAGAATCGTCATTTAGGTTAATAGTTTCAGTAGATAATACATCATCTTTTACATCGGAGCGTCCGGATGAAAATGGTTCTTTTATCCCTAGTATAGAGTAGTCGCCTATCGTTTTAGTTCCAAATAATAGGCTTGTTGTTCTTTTTCTAGAATAAGGAGAAATATCACAATTAGAAAACAAAAACATTCTCTTAGTGCTTATATCTAAAATATTCAAATATTCTTTAACAGAATATGGAACTAATTTTAGGTAATCATCATTTGTTGGAGAAACATGCTCGGTATCGGTAGTCGCAAAGGTTGGGAAGAAGAGTG